AAAGAGCAGGCACGCAAAGAGCGCGAAGAAAAAGCACACATGCGCCGCGTTGCTGAAATCGAAAAGCTACGCGCCAAGTCCAAGTTCAACTACGCAACTGCCGGCGGCTCATTCGTGCCGACGCGGGAGCAGTACGATGCGGCAATTCAGATGGAGCGCGCAGGCATCGACGTGATGCAGGCGACTGCATTGCAGGGCGCTTACCTTGCGCAGGCAAAAGTCAGCCACGACATCATCCACGTCATCAACGAGTACCGCCGTTCACTTCCAACCCTTTAACCAACCAACCCATGAACTTCATCCCTGCCTACCTGTACGCGTGGCATCGCCACATCCGCTACATGCTGGAACGAACCGCAACACCTTCATCCAGCGAAACCAAGAAGCCGCTTACGTTCAACTACGACCTCTACGGCAGATACCTACAAGCACGTCAAGACCTTCTAAACCAAAACTAAAATGCAAAGACCACCAACCCTTTGGGATCGCATGAGCGCCGAAACCCGCGCATCCATCGAAAGCTACGAACACCCACGCAGCAGAGAGTTCTGCGTCGAGTTCCTGACAACCAACTACTTCTACACCCAATGCACGTTCAACGAAATACAAATGCTGCTAATAGTGCTTGGCAAAGACCGCACATTGTCTAACTTCCTAAACCTATTCAACTAATGAGCAACCTACTCCTTATCCTCCCCTTCCCGCTGTCAATGGTCTACATGATGGCAGACTTCCACGACCGCTGGTGGTGGTACATATCATTCTGCGCACTGCCTGTTATTTATTTATGTATATTTGCGTACCTAAAAAAAACCAATGAACTCAACAAAGAAGATGACACCTACACTTTCTAATCAATCTAAAATGCAACTTACCTCCGTCTACTGCGAGGCTGACACCCTCACCCTATGCCGGGCGCGCTATGGCAGCATCCGCGCCGCGTTGAACTTCGCTGCCAACCAACCAACTAAACCAACTAAACAAAATGATCCACAGTAAAATAATTGAATGCATGCGAGAAATTGGTGCTATCGGTAAAAACAAAACCAATCAACAGCAAGGTTATAAATACCGCGGCATCGAGGACTTTATGAACGCCTGTCATCCAATTTTCGCGAAGCACGGAGTGTATGTGCAAACCAAAATCGTTAATGTCAGCCGCGAGGACAGAGTGTCGAACAAGGGTAGCGCACTCATTTACACAATGATGACCGCACAGTTTACATTTATAGCAGAAGATGGCAGCAGCGCAACAACCGAGGTAGTCGGTGAAGGGATGGACAGCGGTGATAAATCATCGAACAAGGCACTGTCGGCAGCGTTTAAGTACGCTCTTGCGCAGTTAATGATAGTACCCTATGCGATGATTGACAGCGAAATTGAATCGCCAATAGTAGCTGCAAAAAGCGACGACCTGCAAAACTTACGCGTCAAATACGGTCAGATGCTGATGGCTAAGGTCGCTGATCCCGATCAGCGCTACAAGCTGGAGGCACGCGAGAACTGGGACGCAGCGAAGTACGAATCCGGAATCAAATACCTTTCAACCCTTTAACCAAACCAACCAATGAACCTAACACTAACAGAAAAGTACACTATCAAAGCAAATCAGTTTTACACTGCATTACGCAATCGAAACTCTATGACGATAGACGAGGCCTATGAATGTCTGAAAACAACTTCTGCCGGTCAGGATAGAGATGGCATGACATCAGAGGCGATTCATTTCTTTATCAAATACGGATTAGCCGAAAGGTCACAAAATCGGCTAATATTTATTGAGGTCAAAAATTCAAAGAAAACAATCGCTGCGCTTGCTGAAAAGCTAACGCAGTTAAAAAAAGATTATCAGGGTAAGTACCCAAAGAGAGGCAAAAAAATAAAGCCACAGGACATCGTGCAACCAACGCTATTCACCGAATCAGTTATGCGCGAGCAGGAACAGCCTATCGTCACAGCTAATGACCAGTTGATACACCGCATCAACGCAATCGAATCAAAGCTGAACACCATCATCAATTTCTTCACAACCCTTTAACCCAACACAACCATGAACAACGAAACAATCACCTTCCACCCACTGCCAAAAAAGGCAATGACAGACCAACAATTCAAACTGGAGCTATCACGCTTTAGCATCAAGCAACGCGAGGAGCGTGGCCGCTTCAACTACGAACTGCACCAAATGAAGATGCGCTTTAAAGCATCGCAACTGAAAGACCGAGAGGCCTTCATCAACGCACTGAAAGGAGGTGACCAATGCTGACACTCCCCACCAACATCGACAAAGCCGAAATAGAGGCGTTCGTCAATCACGTCACCGCCGAAGTCATGGACGGCCACGTCGATCCGCTTTCCGTTCACATCCGCTGCAAAGCGTTTGTCAAGGCGCTGGAGAGCATCATCGAGCGCACTGAAGAACTGGCCAAAGACACCGCCGCAACCTACGGCAAGGGCGAGTTTAAGTTCCACGGCGCAAGCGTTCAGCTACGCGAGCCGCGCGACATGCCTGACTTTACACAAGATCCAGCATGGGTTGAGTTGAATGAGCGTATCAAAGCGCGGCAGGAGCTGATCAAAACCGCATTTAAGATGGCAAGCACAGCCGCCATCGTCGATCCCAACACTGGCGAAGTCGTGCCGGTGGTACCAGTGAAGCCTGCAAAAACTACATTAACCGTTACATTCCGATGAAAACAATAGCACAACAAATCAACTGGGATTTTGGAGTTAATGGGAGCTTGGAAATCAAGAACAAGAATGGTAAAGGAATCTACTTTGAAAATTCAAGTGGATTTTGGGTAAAGTGGGAACACGATTCCCAAGGTTATGTAATGTACTATGAGGATTCAACTGGATATTGGTCAAAGCGTGAATACGATTATCAAGGCAACCTAATCTATTATGAGGCTTCCGATGGTCTAATCATAGACAGCCGCCCCAAACCAAGCGAGGACAGAGTAGTAGAAATCGATGGTGTAAAATATAAACTAACTAAATTATGACACAATTTGAACGCGACGAAGCGATGATGTCGCTCATACACCACAACATGCAATTGGGCAAGATCGTGACGCTTGTTGGCCAGCTATTCGAAAATGTATCTCCACAAGTTTCGGCGCGCCTCTACCCGGTCTGGGCGGAGGCGTACCGAAGCGCACTCCAAGACATGCAGAACGCGTACAACCTCGGAGTGACCGAAGAGCGCACCAAGTGCGTCGCAATGATGTCCAAACTAAACCAAAACGACAAATGACCAGAGAACGATCCTTCAAATACTTCTACCCAATCCCGCACAACGGCGGCTTTATTGAACCAATAATCCAAATCGAATACGAGGCGCACGATTGGAGTCATGACCACGCTGGCAGCATCGACGTCATCGACGCAACGCTGGGACAATTTAAGGTCGTAAACGTCAACGATGGCTTTGACTTCATAAAGGCAGTTATGACCGATACCGAGCGCGAAGTCGCGCAGGCATGGCTGGATCAGACGCCGCTTGACTTCTTCTACGACGCGGCATTTCAGAATGAGTGCGAAGAATGGAGCGAACCACCCCTATCTTTACAACCTTAACCCAAAACAATTTATAAACCCAACCTAATTTTATGAGTACATACCAAAAAAAAGACGGCGACATCAGCGTCTTCACCAACAACTCCGACAATGCCAACGCACCATCGTGGAAGGGCAACCTACTGCTCAACGGTGTCGAGTACCAAGTCGCGCTATGGCGCAAGCAAGGCGCTAAGGGCGAGTTCTTGGCCGGCAACGTGCAGGTCAAGCAGCAGCCATCGCCGAACAGCGCGGAGTATTACGCTGGCAAGCCGAAGGCGGAGTCGCACAATAACCTAAACATCCAAGACAATGGCAGCGACCTCCCATTCTGACCTCGGCTTAAAGCTAAGCCTGCAAATCGACGGCAAGCGCATCAGCATTGAAAGCGACGACAGCGAACTGACTGCTACTGAACTGGTTGAGTTGTTTTACGACCTTGCGATTGCTGCAACCTACATAGACAACAACATCATTGACGCGATGCGAAATGTCGCAGACGAACACGACCGGCGAGGTCGGAATATGACTTAATGTTGTATATTTGTGATAGAGTTAATGCCCATTTTCGCAGGTGAGCATTGACGTAAGCAAAGCCGCTACCTTGGCCTGCCCCGACTGCCTGCGAACAGTCGGGGCATTTTTTTACCTAAACAAAAACATTATGACAAAAAAACAATTAACCGAAAAGTGCAGAGCAATTGCCAGTGCGTACGACTTTAATGAAGTCATTAATAATCAAGAACATTTTGAGTTTTTACTGAACCTTTTTAGCTGCCATACTGAATGGGAACTAAAAAAAGGATGCGGTATAAAAAGTATTGCTATTAAAAAAGACATGTATGGCAAAAAATACTTCTTCCTAAACAGGATAGATGGTTCAGGAACTGACATAAGCTACGTTCATTGCATAAGCGCCAGAACTCCACTGATGCAAATTAAAATGGCTTGCAGATATGCAATACGCAGTATAATTCAGAAGTACAAAGAAGAAAACGTACAATACAACGTAAGCACCTGCCCTATTACTGGTGAAATATTGACCAGAGAAAACACTCACATAGATCACTATGATTTAAGTTTTCAACAAATGTTTGAATTATGGATGCAAGATAAATGCATTGATGATTTGTATAGAAAAATCAATAGACATGAAGACAAATGTCTAATTACGCTTTTTACATGCACTGATATTAATTCTGATTTTGTTGAATTTCACAACAAACATTGCAAGCTAAGAGCAGTTACAAAAACCGCTAATCTTTCAATTTTAAGGTCATGAAACACGGATTTGTATTCTACCGCAGCTGGTACGAAGCCATCGAAGAACTGCCCGATGAAATCATGCTGGAACTTTTTAAGGCCATCACATTCTACGGCCTTAACCAAGAAGAGCCAGCGGAGATCACACCGCTTGCACGGTCATATTGGAAGCTAATAAAGCCAATTATAGAAGCAAACAACAAGCGATATGAGAACGGCAAGAAAGCAAAGCAGAAGCAAAACGGAAGCAAAACGGAAGCAAACGACAAGCAAGATGGAAGCGTAAGAATTAAAGAATTAAAGAATGAAAGAATTGAGGAATTAAAGAATGAAAGAATTGAGGAATTAAAGAATTACAGAATTGAAGAAGATGAAGCCGCCGTCGAATTATTCGCCGTTCAAATGAAAACAACGAAAGAGGAAATCGTACGGCTCATGCTTTACTTTGAGAATTACCTGAAGTCAATCGATAAGCAACACCCAAACGTCACCGAGTACAAGCGCCACTTCAGCAACTGGGTGCGACACCAAGACGTCAAGCCTCTCCCGAAGAAGCAAGCGTGGGAAGATCCGATTGCCTACGAGAACGAAGTCCGCCGCAAACTGGGTAAACCGCCAGTGCAATGAGCGACACGACGATCATAGGCATCATGATGCAAGACCGCAATGCGCTGGCGGAGGGGATTGCTTTCATCGAAAACAAGGTCGACTTCTTCGACGACAGCACAATGCAGCAACTGTTCCAGGTCATGCAACAGCTATTTATCGACAACAAGCCAGTCGACATCATGACGCTGGCGATTGCATGCAAGAAGGATCAGCGCTTCCCGAAAGACATGGCGTTACGCCTCACAGAGATCGACATGAAGGCGGCAGGCCACGCGCACCTGACTACCCACCTCGTGGATCACTGCGAGGACTGGGTGAAGCGTAAGTTGCGTCAAGCGCTACTGGATGCCAACGAACACCTGAAGCAAAACGTTATGTCATCGCTCGAAGTTATGCAGCTGCACACCTCGAACCTCGAAGCGCTCGACGCCATGCTGACAGGCAACCAACTGCCAACGCTGAAGCGCACGGCCTCGGCAGTCATGCAGAAGGCCATGGATAAGCGCGAGGGAAGGTCAGAAGCAGGCATCAGCACCGGGTACTCATCCGTTGACAACGTACTGGGCTACCTAATGCCGTCAACGCTGAACATCATAGCCGCGCGACCTGCAATGGGCAAGACCGCGTTCAGCCTGTCGCTGGCCGTCAACATGGCGAAGGCAGGAAAGCGCGTGCTGTTCCTGTCGCTGGAGATGAGCGACGAAGAGCTGGTCGTGCGTATGCTTTCGCAACTGGCGGAAGTTCACAACACCATGATATTGAAGACACCGGCGCGCCTTTCTGACCAACAGGTCGACAAACTCTTCAAGACCTGCGACGAAATAGCGAAGCTGCCGATGACCGTAGTTGATGATGGCGACATGCGCATCGGTAAAATCAAAAGCTACATCCAGCGCACCAACGCCGAGGTCGTGTTCGTCGACTACTTGCAAATCATAACGCCGTCGATACCTGCGCACATCGCTAACCAAAATCAATTCTTTGAAGACCTAACCCGCGACCTTAAGATCATCGCCAAGGCACACAGGCTGCCGATGGTCGTGATGAGCCAGTTGTCGCGCGCCAATGAAAGCCGCGCCAACAAGCGGCCGATGCTTTCCGACCTGCGCAGCAGCGGAGGCATCGAGCAGAACGCTGACACGGTCACCTTCCTGCACCGGCCAAAATACTACGACAAAGAGCTTGAGGATGACAGCACCGAAATCATAATCGCCAAGAACAGGAACGGCATGGTCGGTGAATGCAAACTGAAATTCATCGATATTTACACAACCTTCGCCGAGGTTCAATCGGTCTATCAGTACCCACGCAATCAGTTCTATCAATCCGAAGACAAAGATGGCATCCCATTCTGAAGCGAACCTGCAGAAAGCCTGCTTCAAGCTATTCTGCAAACTCAAGCCGCGTGAATACGGCTTGCTCTACCTGAACCACAACAACGCCGCCAATGCAGTACAGGGCGCAATCCTGAAAGGGATGGGCATGGTCGCAGGAGTTGCCGATATGACGTACCTGACCAACCCGGTCACCTTCCTTGAGTTCAAGGTCGACAATGGCAGGCAGAGCGAAGCGCAAAGGCAGTGGCAGCAGCTGGTCGAAAGCCACGGCTTCCGCTACGAAATAATCAGGTCGCAGGCGGAGTTCTGCCGCGCCGTAGGCATCGACTTAACAGGAGCATAAACCACCAACCAATGAACCGACAAAGGGAGTTTTACTACTACGCCGAACAGGTTACGAAGCGCACAGGCGTTGGCCTGCGTAAGATGCAGAGCCAAGACCGTCACCGCGAAGTCGCGGAGGCGCGCTACTGCCTGATTTACCTCATGCGCCATAAAATGAAATTGACGCTGATGGAGATAGCCAAGCTGATGCGCCGCCATTATTCCACAATACACCACGGCTTGGAGGTCATCTACATCCTGCAAGTCACGATGAAGCAGTACACGTGGCTCAAAGAAATTAAACGCTACGAGCCTCACAACATCAGGCCAAAGAATACAATGTATATTTGCAATCAATGTGGAGGCACGCACGATCATACTAACGCTGTACACCAGCGGCAAGCTGCGTCAGATAGCGCGGCAGCTGGCAACGCCTGACCTTGCGCCTGACCTTGAACATGAACTCGTCATCCGCTTATATGAAAAGCCAGCCGATAAAATTGAAGCAATGCACGCCGGTGGATACCTTAACTTCTACATCGTGCGCATGGCTATCAACCTATACCGAAGTCGCAACTCTAAATTTCAACGCGACTTCAGACACAATGAACTACGCGAGGAAATCGCCGATCAGCAGCTGGAGGCAGCTGATGAGCCGTATGACGAAAGGCCTGATGCGATATTTAACCGGGCGCTCGAAGTCATGGATGGCTGGGCGAAAGCCGGTGCCTACCCATACGACAAACAGCTATTCCTCCTATGGCTCGAACTGGGTAACAAGAAACTCATCGAGCGACACACCAAGATACCTTGGCGATCAATTTCGTACACGATCAACAACTGCAAACAAAGACTAAAACATGAACTTGGATCTGATTACTATCTTGCTTTTGGCCACTATGACTTCCTTGGCGATGAACCGCTATAACGTACTGCCCTCATGGTACTACCGCTATGCGAGGTGCAAGCCACTGACCTGCCTGACCTGCCTCGCCTTTTGGTGGGGTGCAATCCTGACCATCACAGCCTCCAGCCTCCATTGGCTACTTGCTATTCCTGTCGGTCTTTCTTCCGCCGGGCTGACGGTGCTGATCATTAAACTGTCGGAGAAATGACACTTGACGAAGCATTGCAGGTGCTTTCGGTGAAGCACAAGCTTGACGGCTACTATGCCTCGCAGACGATGTCGCTATCACCGGGCGAGGTGTCGATGTTGGAGAACGTCGCCAACGCCAACGGCTACGGACGGACAAACTGGTGGTGCGGATCATGCGCCGTTTCACGGTTGCAGGAGATGATGGCAGACGCAATGGACGCACGCGCACGATTATCGACTTAATGATATTTATCAGAAAGCAAGACCAAGTTCATTCAGCTATGCCACTACCTACACCAACAGACAGCGAAAGCAAGACCGACTTCATCCAGCGATGCATGGGTGACGACAAGACTGCCAGCGAGTTCCCCAGCCAGCAGCAGCGCTACCTCGTTTGCGCGAGGCAGTGGGAGGCAGACCGCAACGCTTTTGCTGACACCTACGCTGACTACGGCGAGGGTGTGCGCAACAACGCCAAGCGCGGCATTGAGTTAAACGAGCGCAACGGCAACAAGTGCGCAACGCAGACAGGCAAGGTGAGGGCGCAGCAACTGGCAAAGGGCGAAGGCATCAGCGTTGAAACGATAAAGCGGATGCATAGCTACCTATCGCGTGCGGAAACGTACTACGACAACGCAGACAGCACGAGCGATTGTGGTTACATCAGCTACCTCCTTTGGGGCGGCAAGGCGGCGCTTGGCTGGAGTAGGAACAAGCTGCGCGAACTGGGCGAACTAAACGAAGATTGATATGCAGACACAACCCGACATCACAATCGAACAGGAAGCGCGCGCATTGGATTGGCAGGATCGCGGACACCTGTTGACAAACCTGTCAAACGTCTTGGATTCGCTCGAAGACAGCACAGCACCCAACGCGATGCACGCGAAGGTCGCGGTGATTGAGAAGATCATTGACATCGTCACAAACATGGAGGCATGAAGAAAGCAGGAAGACCGCCGATTTTTGAAACGCCTGAAGAAATGTGGGAGGCGTTTTGTGAGTACAAGGAGGAAACGAAAAAGCGACCTTACTTGCAGCACGATTTCGTCGGCAAGGAGGGGCAGAGTGCGTATCGGGAGAAGGAGCGTCCGTTGACGTTTCGCGGCTTTGAGGGGTATCTTGCAGAGCAGGGAAGGTGCTATGACCTACGCGATTACGAGAGGCAGGAGAGCGAACACCACAAGAAATTTTCCCACATACTTACACGCATACGCGCGACGTGTGACCGCGACATGATCGAGGGCAGCGGCGCAGGTGTCTACAATGCCAGCATCGCCGTCCGCGTTCTTGGCTTGGTCGATAAGCAGCAGAACGAAGTCAAAATCGAGCAGCCGCTATTCAATGACTGAACTGATACACGGCGACTGCATCGAGGTCTTGCGGTCTATGCCTGATTGCAGCGTTGACGCTGTCGTCACTGATCCGCCCTATGGTTTGTCCTTCATGGGCAAGAAATGGGACTACGATGTGCCGAGCGTTGAAGTGTGGGCGGAGTGCCTTCGGGTGTTGAAGCCGGGAGGCCACTTACTTGCCTTCGCAGGAACAAGGACACAACACCGAATGGCGGTAAGGATTGAGGATGCAGGTTTTGAGATTCGCGATATGATTGCGTGGGTGTACGGCAGCGGTTTCCCGAAGTCGTTGGATGTCAGCAAGGCGATTGATAAGCAGCGTGACGATAGCGAGGATATACACATGGTCGTGCGATGGATAGAAGCGCGTCGTGTCGAATCTGGCGTAACACGCGCACAAGTTGAGGCTCATTTTGGGACACAAAACATAGGCCAAGCACTGTTTACAATTACAGAAGGAAGTAAATCTAGGGTTGCAACATGGGAACAGTGGATTGAACTTAAATCGTTGCTCAAATTTGACAACGAGATGGATGCCGAAGTGTGGCGACTTAATGGTCGCAAAGGTAAACCAGGCGAGGCGTTTGCCGAGCGGGAGGTGGGGAGGGAAAAAAATAGCGGGCTAAGTGCTGGGTCTGGCAACACAGTCGGAAAGTTTACCGACAGTCGTAACGAGCGTGGTATGGTCAACATCACCGCCCCTGCCACCGATGCCGCAAAGCAATGGCAAGGCTGGGGTACTGCCCTCAAGCCTGCCCTTGAGCCTATCACCGTAGCACGCAAGCCGCTGATTGGCACAGTTGCTGAGAACGTACTGCAACACGGCACAGGGGCTATAAATGTGGATGGGGGAAGGGTGGGAACACACAAAGATGTACCGGGAAGC